ATTCGTGGCAGACCAAGAAATCAATATGGTGGCCTGTCTGACTGAAATTATGGTAGAGTGTGCATTCAAATAAAATGCAAAATAGCGCAAATAAACCTTGACAGGTGGCAGTCACTCCTGTATAATAGTTAGTAGAAGGTGAGGAAAGGATTCTCACCCCAAACCTAAATGAGTTTGATTATGAATGACAGAATTAAAGAAATTATTCCAGATCCACCAGAAGATTATCAAGCATATTTGTATATCTGGAGAATTTGGATTGAAGAGAAGGGTTTGTGGAAATATTATGTTGGTAGAAAACATGATAAATATCATCTAACTCGTTACTGGCATAGTTCTAAAACTAATGATGTTTTCAAAGATGATTTGGCTCGAAGAGAAAAAATAGAATTTGAAATTTTACAATATGGAGATCATATAGCAATGGCAATAGCGGAGATAAAAATGTTAGTGGAAGCAGATAATGGAAAGGGTGCAGCGGATTCAAAGTTGTACTACAATAGAAGTAATGGTGATGGTGGTGGACTCTATGCAAAGGGTCTTAATTCTCATGTACATCTTGATGCTCTTTATACATTGACACAAGAATTACTTGATAATCATAAAGATATTAAAGTTGATGAAACTAAAAATGGTATTCAAAAAGTTTTTGTACCAAAACCAGTTTTAAAAGATTTTTTGGATTTTATACAATTTTTACAAACTAGAAATGAAAGATTTGATACGGATCATGTTGATAATTTAAAAGAAAATATGAATGAAGATCCCAATCCTGACGAATGGGAGCCAATTATTATTTTACAAGATGCAAAAATAGAAAACAATAAAGTTGTGTATTGTAAAGGGTCGCAAGTAATTATTGGTGGAAATCACAGAACTAGAGCAAATGTTGGGGCTGATGAGGGAATCGGATTAAATGCATTCATCATTCCATATTCAATGTGGAAAGTTTTAAAGGGTGTCGATTTTAGAACTTTTAGTAACAGATTTAATCCAGTTCCAAAAGATCAATCTAAGGGGCAAGATCCAGATTCTGCAGCACAATGGATATATGATTTTTGTTATGAGAAAAAAATTACAAAAAAATCAGAAGATGGGCGAAAAAATATACCAGATTATCTTCATGTTATCGTTGCCAATGAATTAAAACTTCTCAATATTAAGGGAAGAAAATTAACTACAACACATACAAAAGTTCAACAATTAATTGAAAACGCAAAGCTAAGATTATCTTCAGATAATCTCATAGATTTTTCAAATGATGGATTGGCTAATGACCCAGCTTTGAAAAAGACGTATGATAAAAGAGTAAAGATAGCTTTACAAGAATACGATTGGGTATATAAAGTTTCTGCTGAGATGTTTGGTTTAAAGAAGATAATTGAACCAATAAGAAAATCTAAGTACAAAAGAAAAGGTTTTGTCTATGTACAGTTTAAAACTTTGGAACAGTACAATGGTAGTGGGTATAAAAAATTAATAGCCCAATGGGAAAAAGATACTGAAAATCTTTTTAAAGATGATTTTGATATTACAATTAAAGAATTACCTATAACTTTAACTCAAGCAAAACTTGAGGGGTGGATAGATGAATCAGAATGATTAAAGCGCTTTTAGAAACTCAAATCAAAGAACAAATACCAGCAGAAAAATGTGCAGTGTTGTTGAGCGGGGGTGTAGACTCCCTCTCAGTGGCTCTTGCCGCACACAATGTTGGTAAGGAAGTTATAGCATACAGTTTCCATCTTGAAGAAGACGAATCTTACGACTTCAAAACTGCTCAAAAGTTTTCTGAACAAATGGGTTGGACATTCAAACCAACAATAGTTCCTACAGATAATCTTGAAGAAGATTGGCACACTCTTGTCAAATTAGAATGTAAAAAGAAAACACATTTTGAGTGTGTATTTCCATTCCTGTATGTCTATCCAAATATTACTGAAGAATATGTTCTCACTGGCTGGGGTGCCGATGGTTATTTTGGTGTGAGTAAAAAAGCTCAAATGAGATATGGTAGCGAAAAAGGTAAAAAAAGATACCATGAATATTTTAAAAATACTCCACACAATATTAAAACATTTGATGAAGCCAGAGACATATATTTTCTACCAGACAACTCGGCAGGACTCAAGTGGCACAATAAACTTGTGGAGAAGTATAACAAAAAACACATAACACCCTATCTACATTCAACAGTTAAAGATTATTTCTATGGGTTTAATTGGGAACAGCTAAACAAGCCCGAACAGAAACATCATATACGAAATGCATTTCCAGAGTTATTGACCTTTGGAAAAATAAGAAAACATACGAATTTGCATTTGGGTGCTGGTGTAGATAAACTCTTTGAATCTCTGCTAAATAATAGTGAGGTCAATTTTAACAATAGAAAACGTATGATGGACGTTTCAAAAGATTGGTACAAAAAGGAGTTTAAAATATGAAAATAGAAGCTACAGCTTTACCGGGCTTTGAAGAATTAGATTTTTCCGAAATTAAAAAGCCAAATGTTACAAATTATAAAGGAACAGAAACAGCTTCAGCAACACTATCTGAAGATTATGTCAAGCATGTAGTGGATGCAAAACCCATTTCTGCAGACTATCAAAAATATACATTGCAAGACGTGTATGATGGTGAAGCACAAAATAAGTTCAGTGTAATATCTACCTTCGCCGGTGGTGGTGGTTCTTCTACAGGATATCGTTTGGCGGGTGGTAAGATTTTATGTATCAATGAATTCGTAAAAGAGGCAAGGAATACATACCATGAAAATTATCCAAACACCCCCATACTTCCAAATGATATAAAAGAACTTGATGGGAAAGACCTGTTGACTGCTGCTAATATTGGAGTAGGAGAAGTTGATATTTTAGATGGTTCACCACCATGTTCTGCTTTCTCTATGGCTGGTGCTGTAGTGCAAGGTGGAGGTCATTCCAGCGGTTTTGGTAAAACTAAAAAATACTCTGATGGCAAACAGGTAGAAAATATTGAAGATTTATTTTTTGAGTTTATCCGAGTTGCAAACGGCATTCGGCCCAAAGTTATTGTTGCTGAGAATGTGTCAGGGTTGTTAATGGGTGAAGCAAAAAATTACTACTACAGAATTACAGCAGAGTTTGGAAATATTGGTTATGATGTATCTTCCATGCTGTTAGATTCATCACATTATGGAGTACCGCAAACAAGAAAGAGAGTTATTTTCATTGCAGTCCGCAATGATGTAACTGATGCGATTGGTCTTACTTCTCTTAACATTGCTAGTATATTTCCAGAAAAGACAAGTGAAGTAGTTACAAGTGGAAATGCATTTAGTGACCTTGTGTATGATGAAGAAGAAATAAAAATGTTAACAGAATCTTTTACAAAGGGCTCTCATTTTGTGACGGCATCAAAAATGCCACTCGACCCCCAAAAAGTATTAACAGGTTGTGATTATCATCCAAAAGGACATCACTTTAATATGAAAAGACTTTCAAGGTTCAAACCAGCGCCAACCATCACGGCTTCTGGTGGTTGCATCCATTGGAGTGAAATGCGAAAACTTGCATTATGTGAAACTCGTAGACTCACTTCTTTACCAGAAGATTTTAAACTTACTGGAAAGTGGGAGCAAAGGTCTGAACGTATGGGTAGAATGGTGCCACCATTGATGATGAAAGCGATAGCAGATTCAATATACAAGAAAATACTAAAACCTTATAAGGAGTTGACCAATGGCTGATTTTACTTTTGCACACAGAGAAGAAGGATTTGATAATCACATTGAACAATCAATTCGTGGTTACTCAAATTTGCTGGAAGATGTAGTTAGTCTTTCACGTTACTTTATAGAAGATGATACCAACATAGTTGATATTGGATGTTCTACAGGAAAGCTAACGAAGGCCATGATGGAGTATAATAGTGACCATTCTCCTACAGCACAATATTTCGGAGTTGAAATTGCGGATGGATTCGTACAAGATTTGAAAGACCGCCGACTGGAATTGAATACTGCGGGTTTTAATAATGTAGAATTTGTAACGAAAGATATTCGTAAGTTCCAGTTTTCAAATTGTAATCTGGTCACTTCTATTTTCACTCTACAATTTATGCCAAAGAAAGATAGAAAAAAGGTTGTAGAAAATATCTATCATGGATTGAATGGAGGTGGTGCTTTCATTTTTGCAGAAAAGACTATCTGTGAAAGTGCATTGGTACAAGACATGATTACGTTCAATTACTATGATTACAAACGAAAATCTTTTGACACGGAGGACATCATGGACAAGGAGAGAACACTCAGAAACATCATGAAACCCCTCACATGGAAAGAACTTGAACACATGGTATCTTACGCTGGGTTCAAGACAGTTCAACCATTTTGGCGCAATCATAGCTTTGTGGGCGCATTAGCTATTAAGTAGGGCCTTGACAAAACATTTTAATATGGTATAATAGTATTATGAGTCCATTTGATTACCTAAAAGCGATTAACGAAACTAAAGAAGATGTGATGCTTACTCCACAAGATGAGAAGAAGTATTCGCCTTTTATCGTAAATCGTGGTCTATCTTTCTTCATGGACACTATATTTCAAGTAAATGAGATGAATCGTAACCACCACCTTGACAGCCGACTCCAGTTTGACTATCTTATAAATAATATTAGAAAGAAAC